AACGATTGATATTACGCAGTTTAAGGCGGCTATTATGGACGGTGAAGAGGCGGCAAGCGATATACGATATGTCGGGCAAAATAATAATGTCGAAAGCGCCGTCTCACTTCTCAAGCTCTTACACTGGATTATCGTAGAGCTTACCATGCCCGAATATCTTTATGGAACGGCGATGCAGTCAACCAATGCGAGCGTTGCCGAGCAGTCTCCCGTATGGGCCAAGAAGGTAGAGGGGCGGCAAGGTGAATACAATGAGTTCTACTACTGGCTTACCGATGTATTTAAGGCGGCGCGTATTGCCCTTGCAGGCCGCGATGAGTTTGCAGCAGACGGCGGCGCCGATGAGGTAGTTGTCCGCTGGCAGGAACTGACGGCAAAAGACGATGTTGCTATGATGAACGCTCTTGCTACCTTTGTCGGCGCAATGGATAAGGCGATGACGATGGGCTTGGTCTCTCCGAAAAGCGCATTTAATACGCTTAAAACCTTTATGGCAATTCCCGCCGACTACGAAACGGAAAAGGATGCCGCTACCGAATGGCTAAAGCTTAAAATCCGCCTTGAAGCCTTGCAGGATAGAATCCGGAGCGGCGACATCGAAGCGGAAGCGGCGATTGAACAGCTGTTTAAGAGCGCGTAAATGGACTTTGATTTATCGGACTTGCCGGAAGATCTACAAGGATTTATCCGTACGTCATTGCAAGGAAGGAGGAAAGCATTACTCACCGTCGAAACTGAAATGAATGCGGCCTTGCAAGAAAGCATTAACCGCATACGGGAGCGTATCGGCAAGCAGGGTGTTCTTACCGGCATTGGGAAAGCATTAGCGGAACAGATCGCCGATGAGAAAGTCTTTTTTGCTTCAGAACTTGAACGCATTACGCAGGAAGGCATCATTCGAACGGCCTACGCAGGTCTTTTTACCGGTGAGCAGATCAAACGGTATTACAAAGAAAAAGGCTTGTTGTTCTATACTGTTGAAAAAGATGTATTCCGTGAAGCGGAAATCATCGCAGAAAGTACCATGCGAAAAGAGCGGATATACAAGAATAAGAAATTCGTATTATCCGACCGGATATGGGACGTATCCGATAACAACTACGAAAAGATACAAGAAATTATTGCAAGCGGTATCAATACCGACTGCGTAAAGGTTTCAAAGGCATTACAGCAATACGTTAAGCACGGTGCGGAAACATTTGTAAAAGACTACCCGAATATGTACGAAAGGATGGGTGGACGGGTTCCGAAAAACCTGATGTATGAATCACTGCGTCTTGCCCGCAATGAATTAGCTGAAACATATTGGCAAGCAACGATTGAAGGCTTCAAAGAAAACCCTGCGGTGAAGGCGGTAAAATGGCTGTTATCGAATAACCGGATACCAGGCTATCATGATATTTGCGATGAATTAGCCTATGCCAATGATCACGGACTGGGAGCTGGGATTTACCCGATCGATGCCGCCCCTGCAAAGCCGCATATCTGCTGTCTTTGTGCCTTAGCGCCGGTTATCGCAAAAGACATAGAGCGCGGCGATGCTGCAAACAAACCGCCTGAAAACTGGGAAGAAATAAGAAAGCGGCTACAAAATACCTCCGCATTTACCAATTTGGAAGAATTAACTGAAGAGCAAAAAGAGAAGCTAAAAAAGCAGCGGCATGAGGCATACCGCATACGGCTTGAAAAGAAACTTGAAACGCTCCATAATGAACCTACCAAGTATCGGAACGCATACGCAACATGCTACGGTACAGCCGTCAATAAGCATAAACAGAGCCGGCATATATTCGGCTCTAAAACCGTAAAAGCGGACGGCAGTTACTTCAAAAACGACCTTGAAACCTTGCAAAAAATAGTCGATGAGAAAGCGGGCAAAGGTGTAATATCACTGACGAAAAGGAACCTTACGGAAATTATACAGGATGATAGGTTGAAAGGATTTGATTTTAGTGTCATTTCAGGAAAATTTACTGAAACGAGCTTTGCTAAAATACATTATAGTAAAACGGGTATTCATTTAGTACCGTATTTCGATTACAAGAATGCACAAGGAGCAGATAATGCTAAGTGAGTTGGAAATGGCAAAAAACGCCGGTAAAAACATAAAAGTTACCTTGTTAGATGGACAAATAATAATCGGATTCTGTAGAGGCTTTACCCAAGCTATAGACAACGAACCTGAAATAGCGGAGATAGACATAGAACTGGCAGATGGGCAGCTAACCGGCGCGTTTCAAGACGAAATAGAGAGCATCGAGATTGTAGAAGGATAAGGGGAGATATAGGATGACAAGTAAACTCTTAACAAAGAATTTTAACTTTATCGGTTTTGGCGTATTAAATGTTACGATGATAGGCAGCGGGGGGGAGCTGGCATTACAGCCTTTTTTGGTATCCAAAACAAAAGACGGCTTGTATGAAGCCATCGCGCTTAATTTCGGTACGGTTGCAGTAGGACTTACCGAAGATGAAGCGATTAGAAATGTAAGCCTAAGCATTTTTACTTATGGAGTATCATTTGTACAGGCAAATGCGCCGATAGAAACGATTTCAAGGGCAAAATATATGACTGATTTCTTTGCAGAATATGCACGGCTCTCAATGCGTCATAGTAAAGCAATGCAAACTATGCTGAATTTTTCGTACCAAAACGAAGTAACCGGCTCTTATACTGCGACAGGTCGCTATTATCAGGCAGCATAATGGAAGGATTGTTATTGTTTAAACCTATTATCAGTATATTACAAAGCAAAAATATCATCAGTACAAAAATTGCTTACGGTTCTATAAAAGATAATAGGAGTACATTTTATTCTATTTCATATTATTCTACACAATCGAACGGGATAGCTGTATTTAATGTAATAGTTATTGATGATGTACACTATATGAGTGCGAATGAACTAAGAATACAATCTCGTATATTTGGTTTTAAAATGGCAGATATACTCAAGTTATACAAAATCGAACTTGAAAAACAAAGCAAAGGGCGGGCGCAAAGCATATAAATCTGAACCGTTGCACATTCTGCAACAGTTCAAGTGATATTTTCAGTTGTTGCGGATTTTACAACAACTGGCAGCATACTTGTATGCAATCCGCTTTCTCCATCTTTAAATCAGTTTCTCCTAATACCTTGCTTATATCACTTTGTACTGAATGTATTGCTAATAGTTTTAAATATAAAACGAAGTAAAATTACTAGTATAAGACAACTAAAAATGAGAAAGAAAATAATAGTCAGCACATGTTCATATTTAGGAAAGAGATATTTAAATAATGATAAAAATTCTGTGCATTGATTTACCGCTAGCCCTACAAGAAATGAGAGTAGAATTCCGACAATCGTTAAAGTTTTGATATTTTCTACTTTTTCTTTTTCATACCTTGTCTCAAACTCTTTTTTCACATCTTTAGTAACATCATCAAGCATTTCTTCTTTCATTTCGTTTTTTAAACGAGACAGCAAATCTTGCCGAAAAGCTTCTTTTTGAATATCGGTCAATTCAGGATGAGCATTTACAATATGCTTATATTCCAAGTCTATAACTGCGTTTAAGTGTTTTCCCATCTCATTTAAATACTTTTTAGATATGATTCTAACAATTCGTTTACTACAGGATCTGCAGCAGGCCCTCTAAAATCTTGCTCATTTTGATATTGCGCTGTTTTTTTATTTTTATACAATCTTGTCTCGGAAGGTGTACCGTCCAACTCCTCAAAAACAATTTGACAAATACCGATGTGAGGATAAATTTTAATAGGACGATCTTGAAAATTATAAAGACCGATGCGTAATTGCCCGCTATAAGAAGAATTACAGTGTTGGCTGCTAACATAAAGCCCTGCCCTTGTAAAGCGTGTACGTGGCCGGATATGCGCTGTAATAGTATCAGGCAATAAAATCGTTTCTTTTAACGATACCAACACAAACTGTTTGGGAGAAAGCATCATCCCCGTAGATTTTAAAGGATATTCAACATACATTCCTGTTAAGTTATTATCATCCTGTAAATCAATATACGTTTTCGAGCTGTCAAGACAATAAACTTTATCACCGATATGCAAATCATAGGATTCACTTTGTAAATACCTTTCATCGAATGGCGTAATAATATTTGCTTTTCTTAGTTCTAGTATCTTCTTATCAGTTAAAACCATAAATAACTCCCCATGTATATACAGTGTCGGCAGGCTAATGATTATACTTTAAATAATATCGTAATTTTCCATTTTACGCAATCATCTTTCTCTTTATTTACGGAGCAGCAATGGGAACGACAAAAGAAAGCATTGAAAAATTCCGAAACTTGTTTAGTACGCTTGCCGATGATTTGGAACGCCTCATGCAGGTTGTGTGAGCTTTTTAGTATCGGCTACCCATCCCGCAAAGAACCTTCCAAAAAGACAGCACAATCAAACTCGTAATCATCTTTTTCAGAGGAAATGCCGATGTCTCCGAGTATCTCTTGTACGCGCATACAACGCCGGAGTACGTTACAGCGTTCACGGTAGTCCGCTATTCCTTCACGTTCAAATACTGCATCAAGTTCTTGCTGGGAAGTACAGACAGTGAGCTTATCAAGAAGTCGGCTATCGGCATCTTCCAACGGCTTTTTTACCAATCCTAACTTTTCATAGAAGGGAGTAAGCCGCCAATAGCCATTGATAAAATGGCAGAGCGTAAATTCATACAACTGCTCATCTGTCGGAGGCGTTGAGGGGCTAAAAAAATAAGACGGCGCATACATCGCATAGATTAGATACCGCTGTTTTTCTTGTATGTCGGTAATGCCGAAACGGATAAAACAATCTTCTATCTGCTGTTCCGTCTTGCATTCCTGTAATGCACCGATGATACGCTTGTCAAAAGTCATGGATAGTTATTCCTTTATGATGATATAAAAAGAACGATGCCCTTACATCCTGATATAAGGAACTTTGATTTTTTTAGGATAAGGGCATACCGTTTAAGATGTGTTAGTCAAAGTTCCTTATTTTTCTTATAAACCGGTAAAGCAGTTATAAAGTATTACTTGACAACTGCCTTTTTATGTTCAGTATTTAGGGAGGGTGAAAAAGGCTGAACTTGTATCTTAAGAAGAATTTTGCACCTATTGCAACAACAATCAATGTAAGTATCCCTGAAAGCATGATAATCGTAATCATCCTGCGGTGGAGTTTGTCCTTTTGTTTATCAATTATCGCCTGCTGCGCTGCTATTCGCTGTGTTACCTCTTGCTCGTATGCGTTGTAAGATTGTCGCAAGGCTTTCAATGTCGCCCGCTCCGTCTGCAGCTGACTGCTTAAGTCTTTCGCTGTGCTCTCGGCTTTCTGTAATTTCTCGGTTAAGGTTTTCGCTTTCCGCTCTTGCGCTCTCAATCGTTCCGTTAAGGCGTTCGCTTGCGATTGCAGATTCTGTCTGCTTATCCTCAAGTTCTCCGATATGCTCTCTAACTGCGTAAGCTCCGCCTCCGTTATCACGTACTGCGGCCCTTGTGCAGCAGCCGGAAAGCGTAAGAAACAAAAGACTGATAATAAAAACAATAAAGGACTTCTTTTCATGCATTTACCTTTTCCTTAAAAAACCCAATACCCGCGCATAGTTCCACGAACCAACATGTGCGCCATCCTGCTTAAAGCCGTCCTGCTCAAAGGCCGCTATTTCTTTCGTACTTGCGTCAAGAACAATAGCGACATGCCCGTAGGAGTTCGTCTTGGTTGATCCGAAAATAACTACATCCCCTGCCTTGGGCTGCATACCGGCCTTATACGGAATGCGTTCAAAGTATTTCTGTTCAAGCGGCATCGCTTCATACTTGGTATACAGTTCCGAAGCTCCGACTACTCCGCCGGTATGCGGAATATCCAATACGTCTTTGCAGTATTGCCGAAAGACGTCAACACACTGCGCCCCGTAATGCCCGTCATAGTCAATCTTCTTGCCGTTATATGTGTCTACAAATTCGGTTAATGTCATACATACGCCTCCTGTTCTATGCCTAATGCTTTTAGGTATCCGTTATTTTTTTTGATGGGATAGTCGATACAGATTTCTTTGTACTCCGGCAAAAGGAACGCCGATTGTTCAGCTTTGTACATAGTGATTTTTTCTTTAATGCGGCGAGCGATAATGCGTATCATTTCATCTGCCCACTCGTTAACAATGTGCTCTATTTGCGGGGCGATGTCTTTCCATGCAGGATACTGTTCAGTTCCGCACGGCACGGCGGGGAGTTTATGTAAGAATGCTTTATAATCCTGTTCGATAAAATAGAGAATGTCGGCGATATAGCCTTTGCGTTCCGTTGCAGTAAGGCGCTCCCGCATACAATTGTAGTCAACCCGCTCTTGCAGCACGTCCTTTATCAGCTCAACGACTGAAAGCATCGGCATCTCGCATTTGACGAAAGGCAAAAAGACTTCTTTAATTGTGCCGTTAATGCGACGGATTACGCGCCTTTCGTCCGCTTTTGTTTTTTCATCAATCTCACCGGATTGCCGAAACAACTTCTTGCGGTACTCTTCATCATGGAGCCGGTCTTTTTCTTTTTTCTCCATATCAGCTTTGAATACTTCAAGCTTGCCGTCAACTTCTTTGTTGACAGCGCCTAAGACAACTTTTTTATTTCCAAGACCAACTGCAACGCCTCGCTTTATCAGCCGATCTATCAGAATAAAAATGAGAATCGCAATAAACACGATTGCTGCCAAACCAAGTATCAACACCACAGTCGGTAATTTTTCCAGTGCCATAAATCTTTTTCTGCCTTTTAGAATAATTCAGTACCAGCAGCATAGCGAAAGCGTGATACGTAACGCAAATCGCCTAAGATAAAAAGAGGATAAAAAATATTTTTCTTTTTTTGCATTAAAAATTTGTGTTACGCACCCCCGATTATTTACAATGCCGATTGTAAGGTTTTGTTTTTGCAGTTTCAGAGAACGCGGCAAAAGCAAATCGATAGAGGTAACGACATGGGTAAGCAAAAAAATACAAAACTAGATAAACAAAAGCCGCTTTTTACTGACGGCGGCTCTCCGTTCAGTTGCATTCAGGCAATAGGTGAAATGCTTTCGGAAACGGAAGCACAGACAATGCGCAGCCGTATTCCGCTTAATCCGCTTGCGACGCCTGAAATGATTGCGGAACTGAAAGGGGAAGATGATCCGCTCGATTGTATTTTTGCCGTCGAGTACCGCACGAGTAAAAGCGGTGTTGAGTATCTTGATTCCGCGTATGAACACATTGCCGAAACGATTTTGACGAGTACGGTTTTTATCCCGTCCGGTTACGGGCATCAATCGCAGGAAGCGTTTTTTTATGAGGGGCGCAAATTGTACGGTTCAGTTATCGGGGCGCTCCTCGATAAAGAGGCCGGCAAAATCTATTACCGCATTATCCCTGACAAGGGGGAGGATGCAAAAGACATTAGGCGGTGGCTTAAAAACAAGCAGATTAATGCAGTTTCTATCTGGGGCATTCCGACATATGCGGATGGAAGCCGTAAGACGGTTATTGATTACGCGCTTCGTTCGGTTGACTTTGTGCCGCCGCTTTCTGAAGGGCAGCATAATGAAAGCGCAGTCGGGCAGATGGAAGATATAAGCTTTGACGAGCGGCAAGAGAAAATCCGCACCGCCTTACGGGAACACTATAAAGAGTATGTGTTTACGGAAGATTTTTATGATGATTTTGTCATTGGTGAATATGAAAATCAGCTGTACAAAATCCCGTACCGCATACAAGACGATACGGTTACACTCGGTGCGGCGCAAAAGGTACGCCGTGTCGTTGAATATAAACCAATGGAGGAAAAGATGGAACTTACGAGTATACCCAATGATGAGCTTACGACCGAAATTGCGCGACGTACAAAAAGCGGGCTTTTGTCTGCTCAAGCCGTTGCCGGAGAAATGGGCGTAAAACTCGAAGATGCTCAAAAGCTGAAAGACTTAGAGGCTGCTTCAAGTGAACTTGCTGAACTCAAAAAAGCTGCCGGAGAAATGGCGGTTAGTGATGCTATCAACTTTGCGAAAAAAGCGAAGGAAGAAGAAAAAGCGCAAGCGGCAAAAAAGGCGATCGGCGAAATGGTCGATGCGGTTAAGACAGAAAAAGGCTTAACCAAAGACGGCAAGCCCACGGGTGAAATGGCAGCGATGGTTGATAAGTTTTGTCATTTTGAAGTCGGCATGAGTAAAGCGCAGGTTGTAGGCGAGATGGATCGCGTGATAAACGATGAGGACATTCAAAAGATGGTACAGGTAAAAACTGCAACCGCCCCGCTTGGTCAGATGGCAGGCGCGAGCGGAAACGGTTCTACTTCAAACGATGAAGTTATCACCTTTTAGGATAGGGAGGAAAAAAGATGGTAGGTGAACACAGACTTAATTCGGTTATTAAAACCGTAAAGATTTCCGACATAACCGTTCCGGCAGGGCAAAGTCTTGACGGACACGGCATCGTATTTGTAGGTGATAGGGTTGGCGTTGTATACGACAAAATTAACGGTACGCAAGTATCGGTTAATTTTGACACGCAGCGAGAATTTATTACCGATTTGTTTGACAGCTCTGCGCTGCCTAAAATCGGCGGTAAGATTTATATCGGAGCATCGGATGGCAAACTCACCAAAACCGAAAGTGGCAATAAGTTGGTCGGATACTATTGGGGTGAGATTGGTTCTCATATCGCTTTCAGTCTTGCGATGTAATTTTTTTAGGAGGTTTTAAAAAGATATGGACTTTATAACACAAGAGGTAATTCGCAAGAATAACCTTGCAGCAAAACGTCAACTCAAAAAGGGATATTCGTTGCCGAATGCCCCTATGGGAGAAATGACTTTTATGCAAACCGGCGAGGGCGGGAAAAAGTTATTTACGCAGGAAATGCTTGAAAAGATTTCAAAGTTACCGGCGGGCGAAATGATGAGTCTTGCTGATGTAAGAGCGTTTGTGCAGCAGGCGACATTGGACATTACGATAGCGCAAGCAGAACACCCGACCGTTTATCAGGAGATTTATGATGAAATCGTAAACGCCTCATTCCCTGAAACTGTCAAGGTACGGGATTTGATTGGTTTACAAGCTGCGTTCGGCGTTGTACACGACGGTGAAAGTGTCGCAATGGCATCTTTCAAGGTCGGAACATTTGAAAGTGTGGATATGCAGACCTTCGCTGCCGGCTATTCCATTTCAAAAGACTGGGTTGATTACAATCAGTTTTGGAAAGTAGACCAAGCGAACAGGGCGCTCGGAATTGCGCACAATGCAATTCTTGACCATATCTATTTATCGCCGATTATCTCCGCAAGCTATACCGGTAAGGCCATAACGAACAAAGTTTCAACGGGTTCTACCAACCTTGAAAACGTCTGGCTTACCTTGCGCGCCGGTATTCAAGCGGCATTGAAACGCAAATCATCGCATGGGTATCTTTTACGCCCGACGATAGCTCTCTGCAATTCGGCAACGGCGATGGATGTAGAAGCGGCGGTAAACGGGTTGCTGCAAAAAGGTACGCAGCTGGGAGCATTGGGGGTCATTCAAAAGGTTATTGCGTATGACGGTTGGGACGGCGAAGTGAACGGCGTGGTACACAACTTTGCAGCGCCGAAAGATAATGAAGTGTATCTTATTCAGCCGAAGCAGACCTTTAAGGCATTAGTGAAAACCGACATTACGCAGCTTTCACAGCGTGGAAACATTCTCACGCTTTCGGAACTTGACGTTGCTCAATTCTTCCGCCGCGCGGTTGTTGCCGACGTAACGAACTCGGTACACAAGGTAATGCTCGCATAGCATAGAGCAATGAGGGGTGATGCTAACATAGCGCGCCCCTATTCCGCAAGGAGAATGAAGCATATGGATAAAATAACACTGACACTGTATAAAACGGCGAACGGGTTCTATGTAGAACACGAAGCAGATAATGTAAAAAACAGCTACGCCGTTGAAGGGGACGACTGGGAAGCGCTCAATCCTGCGCGGGTGGGGACATTCGAGACGCCGTTTAAAGCGGCGGAAACACCGGAGGGCGGCAGTGAAAAACCGAAAGTTGCCGAATTAAAAGCGAAAATTAAAATGCTTGAGGCATCCGAAAAAGAGCTTAGCGCGCTGAAAGAAGCGGCAGGCGGTATTGATATTTTGCAGGCGATTGAAAGCGCAAAGCAAGCGGCGGCAAAAACACAGACGCCGCAATCGGGATCGGGAAAAACATAAAGGAAAAGGCAGCAGCATGATAATCACCGAATCCCTGATCAATAGGATCCGAACTCTTCTTAATGAAACGATACCGGAAGCAGGCAGCGAAGCGGATACACATTTTTCTACAATCGATTTAACGATCACCCTGCAAAGTGCGGAAAGTGAAAATCATGCGCTCTACCTTTTATGGACGCACAAAGCGGGGATTATTCAAAAGGATGCAGGAGATATAAAAAGCATTAGTGCAGGCGGTGAAGCGATAGAAAAATACACCGCCGGCGATTACGTCAATCTCTGTCTTAAAACGGCGCAAGGGTATAAAGACGCGTGGGAAGCGGAGAAGAAACAAAGCTCATCATCGTTTTTAATCTGCGGCAAAAAGAGTGAAGAGGATGCGCTATGGTAGCTGGTATCAAAGAGCTTCGGAAAGACAGTGAATGTATCATTGACTGTAATCCGTCGGTGATTTCGTTTATCCGCCGCGAACGGGTAAAAGGGGAATACGGTAATGTAAAAGAAGTTGAAACGCGAACAGAAGCGCAGCGAGTACGTATTGCCGAAATTGCACATAGCGAAACCGACCGGCTTTTGCAGGAAGGGTTATTCAAAACGCATATTGTCAACATCACCGCGCTTCACGATGCTGACATCAAAGCCGGAGACCTTTTCGATTTTTTAGGCAGCCGGTATGAAGTCATCTTTATCCGCAAAATCACTATTGGCGGATATGATGCGGAGCACGTCTACAAAATGTCCGGACGGGCGAAAGAGATACGGGAGGGCGCGGAATGAGAGGAATGGAAGCGGTCTTTGAAAACTTAGAAGCGGTAAAAAAAGAAATGCTCGACTCTTGCGAAACGGTTGCGTATGAAACAGCTGCGAGCATGGAGCGGTATGCAAAAGAAAATCATGTATGGAAAACCGACACGGGACATGCCCGCGATGGACTGCGCGGCGTTGCATTTCGTTCTTCACAGGCAATATCGGCAGGGATTTATCAGGATATGTACGGTATGACCGGCGATGAATACGGACGCTGGCTTGAAGAAGGAGAGCGAATATTAGCAGGCGGTATAACGTTCGGGCAAAAGTACGGCATCTTAAAGCCGACACGAAACGCTCATGCTGAAATGTTTTTTGACGGTATTGAAAAGGCCTGCGCCCAGACGCTGAAAAGGCAATAGAGGGAAAAAAAGCAATGCGAAGCGCCTTGTATGCGGAACTGAAAAAACTCTATCCGGTTTATTACATCGGCAACGTCGAAAAGACGGTACAAAAGCCGTTTCTAATCCTGCAATTTGAACACGGCATTAAAACTTCTTTCGGCCGCTGGAATATGGTTACCGTTACCGTTTATGCCCCTGCGGGAGACTTTACACTGCTTGATACGGCATGTGAAAACGTCATCGTCGCATTGGACGGTAAGCACCTTAAACGAATACGTGATGGAAGTGTCTTTTTAGTGCAATACGTCGATTGTTCAGGAGAGTTCGTAGAGGATTCTCTTGGAGCAATTTCAAAGCAGCTTAATTTTAAAATCCCCTCCTTTGGTGGGGATTTTATGTAGATAATTGGAGGTTAAAAGATTTATGGAACAGAAAAGCGAATTCGGCTATTCAATCGGCATTATGCAGGCGGCACGGCTGAATGTCGATAAGAGTTTGCCGACACCGAACGATTGGGAAGATACCAATCCGCAAACAGGAGCAGTGAGAAAGCACAAAGGCGGACTTGTCGGTAAAACAGGGCCGTTCAATATTGACGGTTGGACGACAGAGGATTTAACACTCACCGTGTTTTACGGCACTCAAACGGAAACCTTTACGTTCGCCTCGACCGCCGGTGATAAAAAAGCCGTTACCGTTACGGAAATGGTAAAAGACTTTAACACCGCCTTTACAGGCCTTAAGTCGAAAGGGATAAAACTGAAAGCGGTTAAAACAGCTGTCGGCAGCGACTACGATGCGGAATACCTTAAAATCACCACGGAAGCGGCGGGTGATTTACCGTTTTTTGCCCCCGTCGGGTTTCAAGGAAAGCTTGCGGAACTGCTCGGTATTGTCGGCTATGTTTCGACAAAAGAAGCGAAAAGCTTTAAAGATGATTTTGACAAAGAAAGCGGCAAAACCGTTGACGCGACAAGCGGGCACGGAATCCGCTGCTCGATAAAAGAAGCGGATAAGATCAAAGGGATTAACCTTACCGCCTCTTTTGCAAGCCTTCCGAACGCTTTCTTTGCCCTTGTTACCGGCAATACCTACAACGAAAAGACGGGAGAGCTGTATATCGATAATACCGGAAACCCGCCGCTTGTTACGTTCCGATACTTCGTAGAGCAGTATGAAAAGGGGAGCAATACAAAAGGTAATTACTCCCGTGTAAAAGTCGTTATCTTCCCTTCCTGTCAAACAACACCGACGGGAAGCGAAGCAAGCGAAGATGCATTCGCAGCCGTTGAACTGCAAGGAACCGGCGGAGAGAATAAACGCAGCGATTTGCCGTTAAAGTTTATCAAAGAAATTTCACTTGCCGACTACACGCAGTACGTACAAGGCTAAAACATTCCCCCGCCCGTTTTCAAAAAAAGAAAAGAGGCGGGGCTTACTATCGCATTAAGGAGACAGGCATGTTTGAAAGAATACAATCCTTTTTTACGGAAAGAAAGCGGCAAAGTGTAATCGAAGCGGAAATTGAAAAGGTTAAAAAAACGAAACCTGAAAGTGAAGCAGATCGGCTTGCAATGGCAACCTGCGAATGGGTTGAACTTTTATGGAATGGTACGAAGCAGAAATTTCTCATTCATAAAACAAACTTTCAAGAACTTTTAATGTGCGGCCGCTTTCCGAATGTCTTATATAAATTTATAAACGGTATTACAGAATCCGGCGGCGCAAAAGATTTAGAAGTATCCGAAGTTGATTTAAAAAAGATGAAAGAGGAAGAAGATGAATTTATCATTGAGCTTGCGAAAAGGAGCATGGTTACTCCGACATACCAGGAATGCTATGACGCTATTTTGAAGTTACGCGGTATCAGTGAAAGCTCCATCAACGACGTTATACCTCAAGATTTCTTAAATGATCTGTTTCTTTTATATCTTATCGATTGGGATAACACAGTAAAAAAAAATTTGGAAAAGTACAATTTGCCCGCTTCGGCAGAATTGCAAAATACTACCGATGCCGGCCCAGCGACTATATCACAGGCTTAACCGATTTTGAAGCCTTTATCTTTGACGAGGCGTGTCTTGTTGCCGTCGAAATAGAAAACCGGCAGCAGGAAGAACAAGAGAAACAAAAGAAAGCGGAAGAAAAAAGACAAAAGCAATTTCAAAAAGATATGGCGGATACGTTTGCAGAAGATGATACATAAAACGGATAAAACGGGTAGATAAATGGGCAAGAGCTTAGGCGAAATATATGCAGAATTAGCATTAAAGACAGATAAGCTGCATGACGGCATAAAAAAATCAAATCGAGAGATTGCAAAACTTGAGCAAGATATTGATAAGGCTGTAGAAAGCATCAATGCGAAGTTAGCAGCTATCGGCACCTCTCTTTCCATCGGGGTAACGGCGCCCTTAACGCTTTTAGGAAAAGCAGCTCTTGATACGTTCACGAGTTTTGAGCAGTCGATGCAAAACACGTTTTCCGTTATGTCTGCAACCGGCAGTGAAATGGAAGCCTTGCGAAAAAAAGCGGAGGACATGGGCGCTACGACTCGCTTTAGCGCAAG